ACACCGGGAGCAAAAGATAATATGTTTGACAAACGTCCACATTTAGGTCTTCCTTCTTGGTTTAAACGATGATATAATTCTTAGATGGAGGCAGGGCACCACCACATACCCCCTGTCTCCTTTTAAGGAATTTTTATGAGTTTAGGATTTGACGCAATATCAGCATTACCATTTGCTACATCAGGACCAGATAGCGACGTAACTTTTTCAGTTACAGGAAATCAGGTAACTATTAGCATTGGAGATCCAGGTATCGTAGCAGATTCAATTACAGAGATACCTGATCCAAATCCATTAACTCTTGGTTTTGGTAGTTTATCAATTCGAGGAGATGCTAACTTTGGTGTTACTGGCTCTCAGGTAGCAATAGCTATTGGCACTGTTACAGTAAGCGCAGATGCTAATATAACTCCAAGTGGAAATCAGGTTGTAATTTCTTCAGGAACTGTTACAGTATCAGGAGAAGCTAATGTTTCACCTACAGGAAGCACTTTTACGCTTGCTACGGGTACGGCACAAGCTATAACATGGAGTGAAATAATACCAGGAGCAAACATGGTCTGGACACCAATAGATCCAGGAGTATAAAATTATGGCATCAAGTTATTCATCAGATATACAATTAGAAATTATTACAACCGGCGAAAAAGCTGGTCAATGGGGTGGTATTACTAATACCAACTTACAAATATTAGAACAATCATCAACAGGGGCCTTAGATGTAGATATGGCTTCAGGTAGTGTTACCTTACTACTAACGGATGGTGCAACATCAAATGGTAAAAATGCATATTTAAGATTATATGGAACTTTAGGTGGGGATAGAACAATTACTATGCCATCAGGTTCTGGTGTAACTAGAGTGTGGATTATGAAAGATGACACCGTAAGAGGCACATCTAATAGAACTTTAGGGGTGTTAACAGCTAGTGGTAGCACAACTCAAATACCACCAGGAGCAACTGTTCTTTGTAAATCAAATGGAACAGAAACAGTAATGAGCATAATTGAAAAAGGTTATGCAACTATAACAGATGCTAATAGTGCTTATACAGCAGTAGCTGGAGCTCAAATTTTTGCTAATACAACAGCCAATCCAATAGTAATAAATTTACCAGCATCTCCAACAGTCGGAGATGAAGTTAGTGTTTTAGATACAAGAGGTACTTGGGGTTCAAACAATTGTACAATAGGTAGAAATGGACAACCAATTAACTCAGCAACATCTGATTTAACCTTAAACACAAACGGTCAATCAATAACCTTAGTATATGTAGACTCTACAAGAGGTTGGGCATATAAAACTAATACAGCGTAAGGAGCTAAATAGATGGCTCTTTTTGAAATGAAATTTCAACCGGGTGTCGATAAACAAGACACAGGTGTTGGTGCAACAGATCGATGGGTAGATTCTGATAACTCTAGATGGAGATATAGTCTTCCTGAAAAAGTTGGAGGATGGTCTTCTTTATTAAGTGACACCATATGTGGTGTAGCTAGAAAACAACATGCTTTTGTTGACTTAGAAGGTAATAGATATGTTGCAATAGGGACCGATAAATTTTTACTTATATATTTTGAAGGTCAACTTTATGACATTACTCCTTACAGAAGTAATAATGCAGGAGCACAAACACAATTTACTGGTTCTACTATAACAACTAGCACAACTAGAGGAACTGCAGTAACAATTACGACGTCTACTAATCATGGTTTAGAAATAGGAGATATTGTTGAATTAGATTCAGTAACTATGCCAACAGGTTCTAGTATTGCAGCGTCAACTTTTGAAGATAAACTTTGTCAAGTAATAACAGTTCCAAGTTCTACAACTTTTACAATTACATCACCATCAGCAGAAGCAAATGGTGGTGGATCAGATTTAACTTCAGGTAGTTCTTGTACAGTAAATCCTTATCAGGCGGTAGGTCCTTCAGCACAATCATATGGATATGGTTTTGGTATTGGAAACTATGGAGGAAATGTTACAGGATCACAAAGCACAGAATTAGATGGATCGTTAAATGCAGACACTGCTGGTACAGGTGGATCAGGAACTGCAGTAACCGTAGACAGCACTACAGGATTTGCATCTGCAGGTACAATAGCTGTTGGAACTTTACCAACTGCAGAATTAATTACATATACATCAAAAAGTTCTACACAATTTTTAGGTATTACTAGAGGTGCTAAAGGAACAGCAACTCCTGGAACATCTAATGGTCAAGCTCATTCTACTAATACAACAGTTCAAGATGCAACAGAATGGGGTAACTGGGGTGATGCAGTTGCAGCGTCTACCGTTACACTAGAACCAGGTCTCTGGTCACTAAACAATTTTGGTCAAGTATTGGTTGCAACTATTTCTAATGGTAAAACTTTTACTTGGGACTCTTCTATTGCAGCAAACTTTACTACTCGTGCATCAACATTAACTACAAATTTTGTAACAGCTATAAGTGGGACTGAAGGAAATCCTACTGCATCTAGATCTACATTAATTTCACCAACAACAAGACACTTAATTCATTTTGGAACAGAAACAACTATAGGTGATCCTCAAACACAAGATGATATGTTTATAAGATTTTCTAATCAAGAACAAATAAATGTATATGCACCTACTGCAGAAAACAGTGCTGGCTCCCAAAGATTACAAGATGGTACAAAAATTATGGGAGCTATTGTTGCAAAAGAAAATATTCTAGTATGGACAGATAATGCTTTGTACACCATGAAATTTATTGGTGCACCTTTTACATTTGGCTTTGAACAAGTAGGTACAAACTGTGGCTTGATTGGTCAAAACGCATGTTGTGAAATAGATGGTGTTGCTTATTGGATTGGTAATAATGGTTTCTTTGCATTTGATGGTACCGTAAACTCTTTACCTTGTATGGTAGAAGATTATGTATTTGATGACTTTGATACAACAAAAGGACAACAAGTTGTAGCCGGTATTAATAACTTATTTACAGAAGTTGTTTGGTATTATCCTACATCTAATTCAGCATATAATGATAGATATGTAGTTTATAATTACGGTGAATCTGGTCAAACACCTGGTGGTGTGTGGTATACAGGAGTTAATACAAATTCAATTCGAACTACTTGGATTGACTCAACAGTATATCCAAGACCACATGCAACACAATTTAACAGTTCTTCTACAGGAACTTTTCCAAGTATTGTAGGTTCAACAGGGTTAGGTCAAACAGTTTACTTTGAGCATGAAGTAGGCACAGATCAAATTAACCCTGATGGAACTACGACTGCTTTAACTTCTTTTGTACAATCATATGATTTTGCAATACAAACATCAGAAGGAATGGGAGAATTCTTTTTAGCAATGAGAAGATTTTTTCCTGATTTTAAAACATTAGATGGCACAGCTAAAGTAACTATAGGATTAAAAGACTTTCCTTCATCTACTGCAAGCACAAGTAAATATAGTCCGTTTAGTGTTGTTGCTAGTTCAACTAAATTTGATACTAGAGCAAGAGGAAGATATGCAAATGTAAAAATAGAAAACGAAAGTGCTGGTGAAAAATGGAGATATGGTACTTTCCAAGTAGATGTTCAAGCAGATGGGAGAAGATAATGACAAAAATAGTAGTAAGATTACCAGAGCCAAGAAAAGAATACACAGAGGATAATCAAAGACAAATAAACAGAACTATTACATCTTTGATTGAACAATTAAATTCAACGTTTTTAACACAAGAAAAGGAGCAACAAGAGAGATTTAATTTCTTTATGTCCTAATGGCAAACGTATATAAAAATATTCAAAAAACAGTTAACGCAGCAGGGTCTGATGTGGACATGTATGAGTCACCCGAGGAGACTACAACTATTGTAAAAACAATAAAGCTATTTAACACTCATGGAAGTGCTTTAGATGTAACTCTTAAGGTATATGATGCTACTAGCACTACTGATTTTGAATATGATGTAGTTGCAGTAGGGGCCAGTAATGGGGTGGATGTTCTGACTTTTAATAATATATTGATACTAGAAGCAGGCGATAAATTAAAGATGCAATGTGCTACAACTAATGTTATAAAGATGACTGCATCAGTACTACAAACAAGTAGACAATAGGAGAACTATGCCTTTTATAGAGCAAGAAGCAAAAAGCGAATACAAAAAGATAGATGGAAAAAGAACCCATGTCATAACACCTGAAGTAGAGGTTACTTTAACTAATACAGAAACAGGTGCAGAATACATGTCAGATGCTGAAGCAGACAATGATGTAAATGACCCTAATACTGCTACTCAAAGAGAACATATTAGAAGAGATGTCCATATAAAAGTAGCTAGTTTAGGTTTAGGAGCTGAGAGTGGCGACTTATAATATATTGACGATGGCTAAAAAATTAAGTAAACTGGTAGGTTCAGGTAGAATCCCTGCGGTTTTAGTATATAATCACACATTAAGGAATTAGAAATATGGTACTTTCAATTTTAACAGACGCATATAACAAATATAAAGAATATAAACCAATAGTAGACACTGCAGTTGGTGTTGGTAAAGCATACCTTGATTATAAAGATGCTAAAAGAAGAAATGAATTAGATGAAGCTGCATACGCAGACTATATGGCAGCTGCAGAAGCAGCAGGTCAAGAGGCACAAGCAGCTATCGACTTGAATCTTACACCTATGACTGTAGCAAATTTACCAACTAAAAAAGCAGATGTAACATCGTTTACAAAAGCAACAGGTGTTAAAGACGGAGGAATTATGAAATTAAAAGATGGTGGAAGAATTGGTTTAGCTTCAGGTGCTAATGAAAGATACGAAGCAAAAATAAAAGAATTAATGGATAAAGGTTTAAGCAGAGAATTAGCTGAAGCATTAGTTTTATCAGAGTTATCTCCAGAAGCTTATACTATACCAGAAAAAAAAGATGGCGGAATTATGAGATTAAAAAATGGTACACCAGATCCAAACCCTGGTATTACAGCACTTAGAAAAGTTAGACCTGACGTTGTTGCTAAAATGGGTCTTGCTGGAGGAGGTGGTCCAGGTATAGAAGCATTAAGAAAGAAAGCACCAGAAGTTGTAAAACGTATGGGTTTTAACGAAGGCATGAATAAAGAAATGCAAGAAGACAAAATGGAAATGGCTTTTTATTCTACAGGCCGTGGTGATAGAGCTGATGCAATGCAGATATGGTCTCAAATGGATACACCAGATAAATCTATATTTGATTTTGAATTTGAATTATTTTTTCAAGATGGTGGTTGGAGAGACATGATTAAAGGAGACTTTGAAGAATCAGAAACAGAAGCAATGACTGTTTCTTATGAACCAGGTAAATATGATCAAGACGATATTGATGCATATGAAAACTATAAATATGAAATGAACGAACAAAGACCTGGAATGCCTATAATGGAAATTGATGAGTTTTTAAGAATGGAATTAGGATCCGATTCAGTGTCTGCACCAGATCCTAAGTCAGAGTTAAATGATTTAGCTTTAATGTTGTATGGCAAAACTTTAGATTTATTAACTGAAGAACAATTAGAAGATTTAAAAGAAATGATGATGAATAATAAAAAAATGCCTAAACAAGACACAGGCATCATGCAAGCAGCTAAAGGTGGTAGAGTTAAAAGAGCTGGCGGTGGTATCATGGACATGGGTGGTATGGAAAAAGATTATAGATTCTCTGGTGGCTTTGTACCAATTGGAGAGTACGAAAGAAAAGACGATGTACCAGCAAGATTATCTAAAAACGAATTTGTATTTACAGCTGACGCAGTAAGAGCTGCAGGTGGTGGAAGTGTACAAAAAGGTGCAAAAAGAATGTATGACACAATGAAAAATTTAGAAGCAAAACCATCAGCTAAAAGGATGATAGCATAATGGCTACACAATCTTATAACACAGCTGGACTATTACCAAGCGCAACGTTGCAACCATTTGGACAGAATATTCTTAAATATGGTATCGGGCAACTAGGAACTCCTATTGATGTAGGAGCATTAACTCCTCAAGTTGCAGGTCAATCAGCATTCCAACAAGCAGCAGCTCAGTCTGTTGCAGACATGTCTGGACTAGGTGCTGTACAAAGAGATGCTACAGGACAAGTTACAGGTTTTACAGGTGGTACAGGTGTTGCATCTTATCAACCTTACATTGATCAAATTGGAACTCAACAATTGTTAGACCCATCAGGTTATGAACAATTTATGTCACCTTATCAACAAGAAGTCATTAGAACAACAATGCAAGATTTTGATAGACAAGCAGCAATACAACAAAAAGGTATTGCAGATCAAGCGTTTACTGCTGGTGCTTTTGGTGGTGCAAGACAAGGTGTGGAGTCTGCAGAATACAGAACACAATCAGATAGAAACAGAGCAGCATTACTTGCTGGTCTATATGGTACAGGTTACACACAAGCTTTAGGACAACAGCAACAACAATTAGGTAATTTACAAACTATGGCACAAACAGTTCCAGGTTTACAACAAACAGAAGCTGCAGGACTTGAAGCATTAGGATTACAAGACCAACAACTAGAACAACAAAAATTAAATCAGTTAGCACTAGCTGCACAAACAGCTTATGACTTACCACAACAAAGAATTACAGACGTAGCAAATATATATGGTTCAATTGCAGGAGCAATGCCTGGATCACCTACACAGAAATTTACACCAAATCCAGTAGTACAAGGTATCGGTGGTTTTGCTAATATGTATAGAACATTAACACCTCCACCAGGGACACAACAGGCATAATATGTATAATAAAATTTTAAAAAGACCAATGTTTATGAGAGGCGGAATGGGATACTCTGCACAAGGAACTGGTATTACATCAGGTATGGATACACCAAGACCAAGATACTATGGTGGTGGAACTATCGGTGGTGGTACAATCATGGGGAACATGATGGGTAATAGAACAGGATTTGAAAAACCAATGTCTTACGAAGATAAAATGAAAGAGTTAACTGTTGAAGAACAAGAAGTAGTTAAAACACCAGAAGGAACAAATATGTATGACATTATTAGTTCTTTTGGAACTTATGCTAACATGAAAAACCCTGATGGTAGTTACAAAACTACAGGTGAAGCTGGTTTTGAACAAGCAGAAAACATAGCTAAAATTAGAAAAGACAGAAAAGATTTACAAGACGCAGCTAAACTAAAAGATATTGGAGAGAGAAAAGAAAGATTAAAAAGTTTAGATGATCGAGGTTTTGATATGAAAAAATTACGTACGGAATATGGTTTAAAAGAAGAATCAGCAATAGCTGTACAAGAACTACAAAATTCAGGAGCACTTGACATTGCTAAAATTCAGTTTGACCCAGCAAGAACTGCAACAGGATTAAAAATAAAAGAATTAAAACAATTATATCCTGACGGAGGACCAGAATACGAAACAAGATTAAAAGATATATTAGCAGGAACTTCTACACAAAAAGATATAGCAAATATTACTGCTGCTTTAATTGCAGGAGGAGGAGATCCAGCAACAGCAGCTGCTGATGCAATAAGAATTTTCTTACAGATACAAGGTGCATTAGGTGTGGACCTTAAAGCAGATGGTGGTAGAGCGGGTTATCAAATGGGTACACCAGCAACGGGTGCGATGCCAGTTGCAACAGAAACAGTTATGGAAGAACAAACTGTAGCAGAAGAACCTCAACAGGCAAGTGTACCAATACCTTATTCAGAATTTAGAGCTAAAATACCAGCTGAAGTAACTGATGAAATTGTACAATTAATTTACTATAATCAAAATGCCTTCGCGGACTTTGCACAAATAACAACCCAAGCGGACGTATATGCTTTCAATAACAAATATGGGGTGAGTCTTGTGTTGCCTATGCAAACCGAGATGACATAAGATGAATGGCAGATTCAAACAAAAACTTTTTTCCCAACAAAGAACTCGAAGATAAAAACGCTATACTAGATCGTAAAGTAGAAGAGATCATGTCTCAAATAAATGAGAAGCTTGATCTTGAGTCAATTACAAAACAAGCTGACGAAAAAGTTGAAACAATAAATCAAAAGCTTATTGAAGAAGGGTTGATGGAACCTGATCTATTGTCAACTCAAGAAAGAAGTTATGTCAACACTTTACCTGCAGATTACAAAGATAGCACTCTTAGATACTTAGATATATTTAGAGACAACCCCGATGTTGTTAAAGATTATATTTCTGTTGTGCAAAAATATGGATCAATCAAAGCTGCTAAAGAAGCTGGCGAATCTAATATATTATTATATCCAAATAAAAGATTAAAGTTTGTAGCTGATAACCCTGAACTATTTAGTGAAAAAACAGTAGATAGATTAACTGCATTTGAATTACAGGGAGCTAAATCTTATGACCTTGCGTACAGAGAAGACGAAATAGCAAAAGCTAAACAAAAAGAATATTATGGTAAAACATCTACTAAAATTATATCTGGACTTGTAGAACCTGTTTTAGATACAACTAGAGAAATAACTAGATGGGCTGCTATGTTAGTAGATGCCGTTGGCCCTGATAATGCAATTAACGCATTAGAATATATAGAAAACAATTGGCCAAGAGCTGATGATATTCAGTACCCAAACAAATCACAACCTTTTAATCAAGACAGTGCTATACAAGAATTAACTGACGAGCTTACACAGTTTGGTATTGATACATTTTTAGGTGGTAGAATAATAAAAGGTTTTGGTTATGTTGCTAAAAAAGCAGCACCGGGAACTACTAAAAAAATTGTAGAAAGATTATCAAAGAAAAAAGCTAAAGTAGATAAGTCTGGTAAAACACTAACAGATCAGTTTGGTAATATAAAATATGCATCAAGCATTGCACAAAAAATGGGGTTTTGGGGTCTACCTGTAAAGTATGGAGTAGGTAGAACAATTACAGCAGATGAAGAAAAACCTACCTTTACAGAAGGTTTTGGTTTTATGCCACCTATCGATAAAGAAAAATTTGACAAATTAAGTAACAGTAAAAAAGCTGCAGAAATTTTAAAAAGAAAATTAATACACGGTGCAGAAGGCACAGTATTAATTGGTGGTTTAACATTAGCTGCTGGTAAAATTATAGGAGTAGCTGGTGCAACTGCCAAAGGGATTTATAAAACAACGGCTGCACCTTTTAATACTTTAGTTCTTAACCCTGTGTCTAAAATTTTAGCTAGTAGAAAATCAGGTGTGCCTCAAACAGTTAACGCTATTAAAAAAGGCGGTGGATTTATTACACAAAAAATACCACCATTAGAAAAATGGGGATTCTTTTCTACAACTATGGGTCCAATGTCAGAAAGATTAATGGCTGCTGCAGATAAATTTATACTTACACCGTTAAGAGTTAGGGGACCTTTTACTAAAGAAGCAAAACAAATTATGCTTCAAGGTGAGAGAATGACTAACAAATATAAAAAATCTATAGGAATTGATCTCAAAAGAATAGATAGATCTATATACAATTTATTAAACAAAGGATTTGGTAATAAAGTTTTTACAACATCAAGTGTATCTGCAGGTAAACAATATTGGGATGATGTGCTAAAATATTTAAAAGGTGAAATACCTCTTAAAAATTTACCAGAAGTTTTAAGACAACCTGTTGTAGACATACAAAAAACTATAGAAAAATTAAGTAAAGAAATTAAACCGTATGTAAAAAGTGAAGAAATAAAAAAAGAAATTGTAGACGGTATGGGTAAATATCTAACTACGTCTTATGAAATATTTCAAGGAAGTTTTAAACCAGATCAAACTAAAATTAATGCAGCAACTAATTACTTTGTAGATTTAATTAAAAAAACAAATAAAAAATATAAAAATGTAAAAGAAGGAAGTAAGTTGTGGCCAGAACTATCTAGATTAGCTTCTCAAAAAGTAGATGAAATTATACAGTATGGTAAAGAAGGAGCTAGTCCTATAAAAAGAATGCAGGCTATAACTTCTTTAGTTACACCAGATAAAATTTTAGCTAAAAAACAAACATTACCAAAAGTTATTGAAGACTTAATGGGTAAAATAAATAATCCTATTACTGTTATTACAGATACTGTTACACAACAAGCGCAATTGTTGTCTCATTTGTTTACACACAAACAAATATTAAAAGAAGGATTAAGATCTGGTTGGATTGTAACAGACCCAGAAAAATTTGCTATGGAAGGTGTACAAAAATATGTAGCAAAATCTTTAGTACCAATACAAACTATAGCAAGAACATCAAACATTGACATAGCAAAAATATATACCAGAGGTAAGAAAGGTAATTACTTTACAACACCAGAGATTGCTAATGGTATTGCAAGTGATGCATTAGCTACAGATTTTTTATTGCAGTGGGCACCATACAAAGCTTTTCTTGCAGCTAAAACCACAGCACAATTAAGTAAAACAGTTTTGTCTTTAATGACACAAACAAGAAACTTTGAAACTGCTATGTTCTTTTCATTAATGCAAGGACACATTGGCGCCCATGCAAGTGTACTAGATGCTATGAAATATGTGTTTGGTGAAGTTGTAGGTAGCGGAAGAATTAATCCTAACGTTATGAGAAAAAAATTAAAAGAATATTCTGACGAAGGCATAATAGATAGTTCAGTTGTAGCTGGTGAGGTAGAAGCAATCATCGGTGATATCGCTGCTAATAGATTTGCTAACACCGATCAATTGTTTAAGTACATGTTACAAAATCCTATTTTTAGAAAAGCAACAGAATTTTATCAAGCATCTGATAACGTGTGGAAAGCATATGGTTATGAGTTTACTAAATCACAAATGCTAGCAGCCATACCTATAAGAGGATTGACTACAGAGGCCGCTAAAAAATTAGGTTACGTGGTAGAATCTGGCAGAACAGTGCCATACAAATGGCAAGATCTTGTATCTAATCAGTTTAGAGAAGTATTTAAAATGAAATGGAATCCATTAAATTTAGATGGATCAGAGAAAACATACGGTAAAGCGTTAAAAGAAATTGCAGCTAAATATATTGTTGACGTATATCCAAACTATAACATGGTTCCTAGTTTAGTTAGAAACTGGAGAAGATTACCAGTTGGTAATTTCGTAGCCTTTAGATCAGAAACAATTAGAAACATATACAATACACTAGCGTATGGTACCAGGGAACTAACATCTAGTAACCCATTCTTACGACAAATGGGAGCAAGAAGATTAATAGGTTTGAATGCTACGTTATATGGTTTTCAAGAAGGACTGTTTGCAGCAACAGGCGCTATTACAAATATAGACGAAGATTTTATTAGAAAATATCAAAGATGGTTTTCACCATGGTATGATAAAAACTCTACTATATATCCTATTAGTAAAATACGTGATGATAAAACATTTTGGACTTTAAACTGGAGTCGAGAGCAACCTTTTGAAGGAGTGCAGGATGCAGTAGAAGCAGTAACTAGTAAGATGTTTAACACGGATCAAAGTGATGATGCAATCTATACGAGATTTTTTAAAGGTTTCTTTTATGATTATGATGAAAAGAAAAAAGGTGGTTTTACATTACTATTTGAGCCATTCTTAGAAGAAGCTATTCTAACAGAAGCAATATTAGATATTACTCCTAAATCTTTTGGTGTGCCAGGTGCAAGAGGTGGTGAAACAAAAACAGGTAGTATTATATTTGATATGAGAAATGATTCTTTTGATGTTATATTAGGAAAAAGTGTAGCGCATTTAATTGATGCAATAAATCCTACTACATTTAAAAATGTATCTAAAGTTTTAAAAGCTGCAGAAGGAGATCTAACTAAATCAGCAGATAAATACAACACAACTAACGAATTGTTAAAATTATTTTTAGGATTAGGTGCTAAAAAAGAAAACCCTATAAACAGTATTACATATGTAATTAATGATTTTACTGGAAGAATTACAAGTGCCGATAAAGATTTTAAAAGAGACACAACAAATCCACAAAAAATAATAGAAGATCCTTTTTTATTACCTAAAGAATTTAATGATTTACAAATGAATAAGTACAGAGAATATAGCAGAGCGTATGAATTTGTAAAATTTTTACAAGACGATTTAAAATTATCGCGTTATCAAATTGTAAAAGAACTTAGAAACAGAAGAGGTTTTAGCCAAGTTACAATTAATATGTTGTTAAGTGGTAAGTTTAATGCAAGTAATTTACCACCATTAGAAGTAACATCTATTTATCCTAAAATGTTAGAAAGAATTAAAAAAAATAATCCTGAAAAATATGGTGACCTTAAATTAACTGACATTTTTGATCGATCAGAATTGATTGGTATTAAAAATAAATGGATGAGAGTGCCATTAGGATTAAATGGTGAACAATTAGAACATTGGTTTTTAACAGGAGAGCTATTAGAAAAAGAACCAATAGAAGTAGAACCACAATCAAGTATTATACCTGAAGAAAAAACTACACAAGTATCTGAAGCTATAACTATTCCAAACAATGTACCTGTTGAAACAGCTGATGTTTCACAAGAAGTTGTAAAAACTGCAGCATTGCCAACTAATGTTAACAAAGATACCGGCTTGACATCAACAGAAGAAGCTTTACTATCTAACGCAGAAAAAGCATTACGAAAAAAACAAAGGAACATAACAACATAATGGCTAAAGATAACGCATTACAAAAAATAGAATCTCATGAGAAACTTTGTAGAATTATGCAAAAACAAACTCATGACAAGATTCACAAAATAGAGACACAAATAAGTAGGCTTGAAAAAATTGTATTAGTGTCCGCAGGAATGTTAATTATGGGTATGGCTAATATGATATTTATGTTATTATCAAACACACAATAAAAAATTTTTATGCAACTTTCAAAACATTTTACTCTTAGAGAGATGACCAATTCAATGACCGCTCAACGTAAGGGCATAGATAACACACCAGGATCAGCAGAAATAAAAAGTTTAGGTGATCTATGTTATGAGGTACTCGAACCTTTACGTGCGTGGGCAGACAAACCTGTTACGATTACTAGCGGCTATCGTAGTGAAGCATTATGTGAAGCGATCGGCAGCAAAAAAACTTCGCAGCATGCCAAGGGCCAAGCCGTCGACCTAGAAATTTTTGGCATTCCTAACATTAAGACAGCTTACTGGCTACAAAATAACGTGGACTTTGACCAGCTCATCATGGAGTACTACGATAAGGATGATCCTGCAGGGGGATGGGTCCACATATCTTATCACGAATCAGATTCAAACAGAAAACAAGTGTTAACTTTTGACGGGAAAAAATACACTGAAGGTTTACCAGAAATGAAGTGGTCTGGTGGTAAAGTCGTAGAATAAAAAATTCCAGCGCGCTACGTATACGAGTCCTACATTTTCTAAGATTTACTAGCCCACCATTTGTCTAAAACAAAATACCAAATTGAATTTAACAAAGGTTCTACTATAGCATCAGTCATTGCTATTATTACAGGCACATCAGATAAAACTAAGAGAGTTCCAGCAGCGATAAAAAAATGTCCTATGGTATAGACCAACGTTCTAAGAATAGTCCCACGATTGTTTTTATAAATTTTAATTATATCCATTCTTTTAATTGTTCTCCCATTATCTCTGTTGCTATGTTTATTTTTTTACGTAAAGCTTTTACAATACGTTCATCTACCGTATCTTCGCATATAATATCTATGTATGTCATGGGTTTTTCTTGTCCTATCCTATCAATTCTAGCTTCTGATTGTTGACGTTTTTCTAGGTCATATCCGTTAGAATAGTAAATCATGGTGCTAGCAGCCGTTAAAGTGATCCCATAGCCGCCCGTAGAGGGGGTTCCAACAAGAAACCGGCACTTAGGGTCATCCTGAAATCTCTTAATATTGTCCTGTCTTTCCTCTTGTGGCGTTAATCCATAGTAAGTAACTACGCTTTCTTCTCCATATTCTTTACTTATAGCTTTTACTAATTCATGTACGTCGTATTGATAGTGGGCCCATATGACTGCTTTACCTTCTACTTCTTCTAACAGCTCCATAATCTCGTTAAGTCTATTGTTTTTAATAGTTTGTATTGAACCATCATCGGCTTTAAAATGACCACAAGTTATTTGATGTAGACGCATTAATTGCGTTAGTGCACTAGCACTAGTAACCATTTTGCCATTGAGTTGTGCTAAAGCCATTTGTTTCATTTGTTTGTATAATTTGTCTTGTTCTGCAGATAATGTAATTATACGTTTCATAAAAGTTTTTTTAGGCAAATCTAAACAATCATCTTTTAACACACGATAAGAAAAAGGTTTTAGTTTGTCAGATAGTTCTCCTAAATTTTTATAGCCAACAACTATTTCTACGGATCTACCATTAAACATAGCTTTACGCATTACTGCGTATCTAGTTCTAAATGTATAATAAGAAGAATGGTCTAATAAATATTCATCTAAAAACTCACATTGTTTATATAAATCTAATGGTGATTTTGTAACTGGTGAACCTGTAAGAATACGTCTGTACTTTGCAGCTTTACCTAAAGATACAATATTTTTTGTACGTTTAGCACCAGGGTTTTTAATAGTAGTAGACTCATCAATAGCCATATAAGTATTGTGAGAATTTAAAAAACGAGCAGCAAAGTCTACACCTTTTTTAGTAGAAAAAGCCTCTACATTCATAACTAATATATGTAGATCATGACCTGTTTTAAATAAGGTATCTAGTTTATCTTGTTGTGTTTTATTAATTAAAGACTGCCATAACACAGTAATAGGTTTAATATGGTCAGGTAAATGTGTGGGTATTTCTTGAGAATACCAGTTTTTATACACACCTTTGGGTGCAATAATTAAGGCACCATTGATTTTACCATTATCATACAACATAGCTATATTATCTATAGCGACCTTTGTTTTACCTGTTCCCATTTCCATAAAGTACGCAAATACTTTTTTGTTCCACGACTTTTCTAACGCAGTCATTTGATGCGCGTAAGGTTTAGTTTTAAATTTATAATTCATAGTTCTTCTTTCTAGTTGACAATATAATGATTAGTCCCTATATTGTCAAGCATGAAAGACAGATCAAAAGTATATGTTATCCAAGAAATTCCAGGCACTAGAATAGGTAGACCTAAAATAAATATTATGGGTGCTCAAAAACATGGCGATATAAAAGTCTTGTTGAAAGAAGATTCCCAAATAATTTTCAGTCCTGGACCTATAATTTATAATCTTAGACAAAAGTTAAAAAACTTTACGCAAGAAGATTATTTATTATTAACAGGCGATCCAGCTATAATTGGAATTGCATGTTCAGTAGTATCCGATATAACAAATGGAATTTATAATTTGTTAAAATGGGACAGACAGGAAAGCACGTACTATCCAATAAGAATAAATCTATACGAGAAAGGAGAAATAGATGAGTAATGAAAACCTACAACAAATGTTTGTAGAAGATTCACCAGAACAAGTGAATGAATTAGCAAACGTAGATAATTTATCTAAATATGTTTTAGATTTGCAACGATTAGAATCTGAAATAGAAAAAGAGGAGCATCTTTTAAAACAAAAGAAAGCTCAAGCAGATAAAATATCAGCAGAAGTGATCCCTGAAATTATGGATCAGATGAAATTAAAAACTCTTAAACTTCAAGATGGTTCTGCCATAGAAGTTAAAGAAGTTTATAGCGCAACAATTCCTGTAGCACAAAAGGAGAATGCGTTTAGATGGCTTCGAGACAATGACCTGGGTGATCTTATTAAGAATGAGATTACTGTTTCCTTTGGTCGTGGCGAAGATGATAAGGCTAGCACTTATGCTAACCTTGCAGAAAGTCAAGGCTACCAACCACAACAAAAATTAAAGGTAGAACCTATGACATTAAAAGCACTGTACAGAGAGCGAGTTGAAAGTGGTGGAGATTTGCCTTCTGAACATTTTAATCTGTTTAAGGGAAACAAAACAAAAATAACAAGGAACAAATAACATGACACAAGAAACAAGTGACGTTACTAAAAAAGAAGGTAACTTACCGGCAGAATTGAATTTTATTCAAGACGCTGGTGCTGGACTTGAGACAATTGATAAAGACGATTTAGCTTTACCATTTCTTAAGTTATTACAAAGCGGTTCGGATGAAACTAAAAAGAAACATGCGAACTATGTTGAAGGAGCAGAAGCAGGAATGTTCTATAATACAGTAACTAAAAGACTGTATGATGGAGAGAAGGGTATAGAAATTATACCTTGCTTTTACAAATTGACATTTCCAGAGTGGGCACCTTTTGAAAGAAGAGAGGGCAGACCTGTCAGTCCTGACAGAGGAGCTGATATTCTTCTTAAAACAAAAAAGAATGCTCAAGGAAAAGATTGTTTAGATAATGGTAATGAAATTATCAAAACAGCAAATCATTTTGTAATCATTAACGGAGAGAAACCAGAAAAAGCTTTAATGGCTATGAAATCTACTCAACTAAAAGTGAGTAGAGGTTGGAACTCTTTAATGCAAGATCAATTTGAAACTGATCCTAAAACTAGCAAAGCTTTACCGGCACCTATGTTTTCTAGAATTTATAATTTAAGTTCTGTTGAAAACTCAGGGAGTTTTACTTGGCACGGGTACAGAGTATCACTGGCAAGGAAAGTGGATAACGCATCGCTATATCAAATGGCGAAAGAATTCCATAACTCTTTAAAACAGAGTAACGCTGCAGCTACAACTACAGAAGAATCTAATTACTAGATTCCTCTTTATGAGGATAGGGGTAGGGAGGCGAGAGTTTAACTACCCCGACCCGGGATCATTATGGATAAAGAATTTATAGAGTTGTTTAAAGGGTATGAAGGTGATTTTGGCATGGCCGACATGTCTAATACATCTTTAGATACTGATAAAAACAAAATTAAACCTAACTACGAATGGGCAGGTAGACCTGTCACTAATTCAGATTATCTAAATCACTTACAAGGAAAAAAATCTATTGGTATACAACCTTGTAGAATTGATAAGACAGCACAGTTTGGTTGTATAGACATTGACCCACCAGACTACGGAACATTTAAAATAGAAAATTATCTAGCATTATTTCAACAATACAAATTACCATTAGTTCCTATACTTTCTAAAAGTGGTGGACTACATTGTTATATATTTTTAAAGGAGGCTATCCCTACGGTGGATTTGATAGAAGCATTAAAGGCTTTTCTACTACCACTGGGATTAAAGCCTACGACAGAGGTTTTTCCTAAACAGAAAGAATTACAGAAGGATGACAAAGGCGACATAAAACCAGGAAACTTTATAAACTTACCATACTATGACAATGGTAATTCTAATAGATACGCAGTAGACAAAAACAATTCTAAATTATCAGTAGAAGCATTTATAAAATTTGCTAACGAATCTAAGATTGACAAAGAAACTTTAGATAAACTTGTTGAAGAAACACACAGCAATATCTTAGTAGGCACTAACAAAGAATTTGATGACGGTCCACCATGTCTAGCATTGTGTTCTAAAACAAAACTTGATGATGGTAGAGATAGGTTTATGTACAACTATATGGTCTTTGCTAAAAAGAAATACAAAGACAAATGGCCTGATCAAGTATCGGCTGCAAACTATAGTTATTTAGAAAACCCTTGGGACAAAGCAAAATTAGATCTTAAAATAAAAGCATGGAAAGGAGAAACTGCAGGACACACTTGCTATGAAGATCCTATCAAAGATAAATGTATGCGAAGTCTTTGTTACAAAAGACCTTTTGGTGTTAAGTCAGATAGCATTTCTGTCTTTCCAGAAATACAAGATTTTGAAATGATAACTTATGCAGAACCTGAATACAGGTTTAATGTTATTATGCCTAACGATGACAAGATACAGGTAGTAATTACTAATACAAAACTGATGACAACTCAGAAAGAAGTTTTAAATTTAGTATGGCAACAGACAGGTGTATACTTTGAGCCATTAAAACCAAAAGACTTTAGAGCAAAATTAAATGAATGGCGTAGAAATGGACAAAAAATTACACCACCTAAAGGCACACAGATAGAAGATAGATTAGAAGAAGAACTATTTCAATATTGTATTAATGGACCACAAGCACATCAACGTAGTCAAATACACAATGGTTCTTGTTATACAGAAGAAGGCTATCATTACTTTAGGTTTAATTCTTTTATTGAACACTTAGGCAATGGTTGGAAAATACCAGAAGAAAAGATTGCACAAAAATTAAAAGACAAATGTAATGTAGAGTTTGATCATTCATTAAACGTAGATGGTAAAACTCTTAAGGTATGTAAGGTTGTACAATTACATGTAGATAAAATAGAATATAAACCAGTGGTAAGAAAGGAAAGTAATTACTAATGGCTAGATATAAAGTTGTAGGTCCACCAGGCACAGGTAAGACAAGAAGATTATTAAATACTGTACATAAATATGTAAAAGATGGCACACGTTTAAATCAAATAGGTTACTTTGCATTTACACGTAAGGCAGCTGGTGAAGCACGAGATAGATTCCTAGCTCAAAATCATCATTTAGATAAAAAAGATGTAAAGTACTTTCAAACTTTGCACTCATTAGCATTTAATAATTTATCATTAAAAGAAGAAAACGTAATGCAAGAGGGCAATTACAAAGCAATAGGAGAGAGTGCTGGTATACAAATTAAATACGCAGCTTACGAAACAAATAATTTTAACGGAATCTTTTCATCTGATAGCGAATATTTAAGTTTAATTAATTTAGCCAGGGTTAAACAAATACCGGTAGAAGATCAGTTTGATCTTAACGAACATTTAACCTGGATAGAAAGAAGTAAACTACTAGCCATAGATACAGAAATAAAAAACTATAAAAAAACATACGGCCTAATTGATTTTACCGATATGCTAGAAAAATTTTTAAAACAACATCGTGATGAGATACCTAAATTTAAAGTTATTTTTGTAGATGAAGCTCAAGACCTGTCATTAATACAATGGTCTATTATAGAAAAACTAGAAAAAGATACAGGGTGTGATGTATGGGTAGCAGGTGATGATGATCAAGCTATCTTTGGTTGGGCTGGTGCAGATGTAGATTCTTTTATTTATTGGAAGTCAAGAGAAATACTTTTAAATAAATCTGAAAGAGTGCCGAGTATTGTACAACAAAAAGCTTTAGGAATCATCAACAGAATTTATTATAATAGAATACAAAAAGATTATTTACCTAAAGGAGAAGTAGGAAATATTTTTGAAAGATATAAATTAAATGACATAGATTTAACGGAAGGAGACTGGTTAATTCTTACTAGAACTAAAGCGTTGTTAAAACCTATAGCTCCTTATTTAAAACGTAAAGGATTATTTTTTAGTACAGCTCAAGGAAATAGTATTGGTAAAAGTTTGTATGAAGATATTTTATCTTGGGATAAATTAAAACGCGGTGAACCTATTGGCGAGGTACAAGAACAAAGAATCAAGGAACGAGTATCAGGCGACAAGGATCTTACTAAAGAATGGTACGAAGCGTTTAACACAGGTTCGTTATCACAAAAAGAGTACATGAAAGCAATGTTAACTAACAAAGAAGATTTATCTAAAGATCCAAGAATAAAAATTTCTACTATACATGGCGCAAAAGGTGGAGAAGCAACTAATGTAGTTTTATTTTTAAATCAAACTACTAATACAATTAAAGGAGCAAAAAAATCTCAGGCAAAACAAGACGAAGAATTTAGAGTTTGGTATGTGGGAACAACAAGAACAATGCAAAACTTGTTTGTAATTAAATGCAAAAATAAATCAAAGGAGTTTAAACTATGAGTAAAGTTTGGAACAAGCAGCATGGCGGGAGTCACTACCAAAAATATAAAATTCAACCCAGTAAGTTTGTAGTTGAAAATGAGTTGTTATACCCAGAGGGATGTGCTATAAAATATATTATTCGCCACCGCGATAAAGGAAAGAAACAAGATTTATTGAAGGCAATACACTTTATAGAAATGATTATTGAAAGAGACTATAAATGATTGAAGCACAAACAGAGTGGGTAAAGCCTACAGAATTTCCAGATTTAAGACAAGCAGATACAATTGCTATTGATTTAGAAACACATGATCCAGATTTAAAAAGTTTAGGAACAGGTTCTATTGTTGGTAGAGGTAAAGTAGTAGGCATAGCAATTGCTGTTGATGGCTACGCAGGATACTTTCCTTTCGATCACGAAGGCGGTGGTAACCTTGAAAAAAGCAAGGTTTTACAATGGTTTAAGGACATTTGTGAATGTCCGGCAGACAAAGTTTTTCATAATGCAATGTATGATGTGTGTTGGATTCGTTCGATGGGAATAAAATTAAATGGAAATTTATATGACACTATGATTGCTGCATCATTAGTTAATGAAAATAGATTTAGATATGATCTTGGATCTTTAGGTTGGGATTATTGTGGTCGAGGTAAAAACGAAACAGAATTAGTTGCAGCTGCAAAAGAATGGGGACTAGATCCTAAAGCAGACATGTGGAAAATGCCAGCAATGTATGTTGGTAACTATGCTGAACGTGATGCAGAGTTAACGTTAGCTTTGTGGAGAGTCATGCAAAAAGAATTAAGCGACCAGGACCTAGGATCTATTTTTGATTTAGAGACACAACTTTTTCCTTGCCTCGTTGATATGCGTTTTTTAGGAGTGCGTGTAGACGTAGAAGGTGCTCACAAATTAAAGCAACAATTAGCTGAACAAGAAAAAGAATTATTACACAAGATAAAAAAAGAAACACAAGTAGATGTTCAAATATGGGCAGCACGCAGTATCGAGAAAGTTTTTCAAAAACTGTCCCTACCATATGACCTAACCGCCAAAACAAATTCTCCATCATTTACTAAAAATTTTCTTTCTTCTCATGAACATCCTTTGGTTAAATGTATAGCAAAAGCTAGAGAGATTAACAAGGCACATACTACATTCATTGATACAATTATTAAATACGAACATAAAGGTAGAATACACGCAGATATAAATCAAATTAGATCTGATAGTGGAGGAACAGTAACCGGAAGATTTTCTTATTCCAATCCTAATCTACAACAAATTCCTGCGCGCAACAAAGACTTAGGTCCTTTGATCAGATCCCTCTTTATACCTGAGTCGGGTTGCGAGTGGGGATGCTTTGACTACAGTCAACAAGAACCAAGACTCGTAGTGCATTATGCATCCTTAGATCAAGACTCTAGTGTCTTTAATGTTAAAGACGCATACAACGAAGGTGATGCAGACTTTCATACTATCGTTGCAAAGATGGCACAAATACCAAGAGATCAAGCTAAAACAATTAACCTAGGTCTATTTTATGGCATGGGTAAAGCTAAACTACAAGCAGAGCTTGGTGTGTCAAAAGACAAAGCAGAAGAATTATTTTCTGTCTACCATAACAGAGTACCTTTTGTTAGAACATTAATGAAAAGTGTATCAAACAGAGCACAACAACGAGGACAGATACGTACATTACTTGGTAGACTTTGTCGTTTCCATTTATGGGAACCAAATAGTTTTGGTATGCATAAAGCATTACCATTTGAACAAGCAGTACAAGAACATGGTCCAGGTATCAAACGTGCATATACATACAAAGCATTAAATAAATTAATACAAGGATCAGCTGCAGACATGACTAAAAAATCTATGTTAGATTTGTACAAAGAAGGTATTATACCTCACATACAAATACATGATGAACTAGATATTTCTGTAGAGAATGATAAACAAGCTAAGTTAATAAAAGAAGTTATGGAATCAGCAGTTGACTTGGAGATACCAAACAAGGTAGACTACGAGTCCGGTAAAAACTGGGGTGACATACATTAAGGAGTAAACATGAAAAAATATGTAGATAAATTTATGGTTTGGCAATTACATAACAGAAGAGAAATTGTTTGTTTTGTTGCAGGCTTTATCGTAGGCGCAATAGTAATATAGTTTTATGTTGCTGATAGATACCTATCTCGACAAAAGCATAATACACGGGGTAGGGGTCTTTGCCAAAGAAAACGTCAAAAAAGGTGAAAAAATAAAAGAAGTTAGACCTGAGTTTGAGTTTGAATTCAATCAAAATAATTTACCAAAGATGCCATTAGCACTTGCTAGATTAATTGACACTCATGCATATGAGAGAGAACCAGGATCTAAAATTTTAGTGTTAGGTGTAGACAATGAAAAATATTTAAACCATAGCACTGAGCCAAGTGTTGATGACAATGGTATAGCATTAAAAAATATTAATATAGGCGACGAAATAACAATTAACTATAATGATTTTGATGGTAGTGTGGAGAAATTATGGCTTACTTAAATGCAAACATTCCTGTAACATATGCACAAATTAAAAGAGAGTATCTATATGATCTTAAAAAACATCATGGAGAAGTTGAAGATTGTATTATCTTTGGCATGTCAGCTATTACAGGTAAAGCAATTCTTTGGCACGCGATTATGGAGAATGGTGCAATCTTTTATAGATTACCTATCACAGCTTTTATACAACGTGGATTTAAGGCTGAGGATGTTCCTCAACGTAGACTTGATGAGCTTCAGCTCTGGAATTCTTTTAGTTATTATCCTGCTATTACTTCTTGGGACATCTTAGATGGACAAGCCGGTAAGTATATAGGAAAAGATAAAAAATGGCACGCAGGAAAATATTTATTTACTGTTGACTTTGCACACCCAGAGAGTAACATAGTCGACACTGATCATTCAGAGATACCGCACGAACACAAGTGCGCACACATTATTGCGTTAGACGACGGCAATTTTGCAGCACAACCAAACAATCGATGTATATGGGACATTCCTTCTTTTACTGTAAAAGATAATATTCCTGATTGGAAAGTGCAAACAAACGAGTGGAACGTAGAGGATAGTAGAGCTTGGCGTACAGAGGATACCGACAAGTTTTTCTATGAAATTGAGGAGAAAAAAAATGATACGACTGATTAAAAAATTTTTTAATTTATTTAGATCAAAAAAAATTATACCTGAAGTTATTGAAAAATGTGCAGTGCACGTAGCTAGATTTAAAAAGTCTTGTCCACGTTGTCAGCAATTAAATCAATTACACGGTCAAGTTTGGTAGGTCTATGAATTTAGCAGATCTATTAAAAAAGAATTTTGTATTAGTACCTGTAGTAGCTTCAGTGTTAGTTGGAACTTTTACCGGCGTTCGTTACATTGTTAATCTTACAGATACTATTAACACCAATCAACAAGAAATTGTAGATCTTAAAAGAGATTTAAAAGTTGCTGAAGATAAAATTGTAGATCAAAATACAAGATTAACTTCTGCAGAATCTACGTGGCAAATGGCAGAAAATTTATATAGACAATTAGCAGATCAAGTTAGAGAACACGACTATGATATTAAGGATTTAAATAGGTAATGAATTATGGAGATAGCCAGGATGAATTATTATTTTACAGGATTACTTATTTTAGCTCTTACAATGTTAGCTTTGTTTGTAGAACCTGCATATCCTAGAAACGAATACCTTAACGAGTATGGTGTACGATGTGGTGAAATGGAAATAAGCACAGAAAGAAGAGACACTGATTATAATTATAGCGACAGTAGTACAAACGAACAACAAGGTATAAGATTTACATACAGAAAATATCTAGGTACAGATTGTAAGACTTCAAAAGAAAATGTAGCAATTAAACAACAATTAGAGTTAATGAAAATGTGTGGTAGGGTTAACAGCAATCCTAGTCTAGCTTTGAATGAGAACTTTGCTTTACTTGTATCAAAATGTAGAGGTGTAACTCCTGCAAGAGATAACACTAGACCTGATAACTCAAAAAGCCTTTGGGATGATATGAAAGATGAGTACAAAAAAGAGAATCCAGACGTACAATTAATGGGAGATAAGTTCATAAAATCCAATAAAAAGAAGCTTGTCATACCAAAGTATTTAACTGAAGACGAAAGTGTGATATTACCTTTACCTAAACCAAAAGATGATTGATAGATTTATATTAAAATTTTGTGACATGTTAGATAGATACACTGCGTGGATAGATAATTTATTTTTTGCACCGCGTTGTAAATGTAAAAAGAAAAATTCTAAGAGAACTTATAAACATCAAAAAGATCATGGCACAGACATAAGTTTTGAAAACGAGGTAAACAATGGCAAATAAACCGCTTACAATTTCTGAGGAAGCCAAGGTGCAAATGCCTATGAAGACGGTAGCTTCGTTGATCTGTATGGTCGCGATTGGAACCTGGGCTTACTTCGGCATTAATGAGAAGCTCAACCAGCACAGCACAAAATTAGAATTATTTGAAAAAGATTTACAACAAAACTCAGAGTTTAGAAT